CTCTTGAGTCTGCTGCGCAGGCTTATTAGGTGCCGCCGGAGCCGGAACGGTCACGGTTGGCGCGGGCTTTTCCTTCCAGCACGTCGCGCGAACGAGGTCGATAAGTTGCATGCGTCACCTATGAAAGAGAAAGGGGCGACTTTCGCCGCCCCTTGAGTTGGTTCTGCTGCCGATTACTTAGACTTCAAGAACGCCAGCGGAATCTGCTTGCGCTGGAACACACGCGACCAACTCGCCGCTGTCGCGAGCGTGGTGTTCGACGGGTTGAATCCGGCGCCGCCGGCATCCGGACTCGCGGCCGAGTATGAGAAGCCAGCCGGGTGGATAACGAACTGCTGACGCGAGAAGAACACTTCTTCGCCGCCGCCATTGCCCGACGCCGGATTGCGCCACACTTCGGCCGGCACCTTGTCCTGGCCCAGGCCCATGCGGAACACGCCGGCACCGAACAGCGCCGCGGTATAGACCGGATCGGCGCCGCTCGTGTCTACCGGCATGCCGTCGTCCACCACGACGCGATAGCCGAGATAGGTCGGGAAATGCACATCGGCCGAGCCATCGCGCAGGTACACGATCAGGTTTTGCTTCTGCAGCTCGGTGTACTGCGCCGAGTGCATCGCGATGGAGGTCAAGTTCGCCGCGGCATCGCCCAGGGTCGCCTTGGCATTGAGGATCGCGGTGCCGCTGATCGCGGCGGCCGAGCCGTCGTACAGCATGTCGCCGCCGTTCTGCGCAACGTTCGCGGCCAGGATGCCGTTGGCGATGGCGATGGTTGCCGCCTGGAAGCGGTGCGCCCAGTACTTCGCGACGCGCGAGCGGATGACCGACACCGGATCGGGGTGCGTCAGGGCGGCAACCAGGTCCATGCTGGACCACGACTTGTTGCGCATCAGCTTGACGGCCGTCTGCTGACCACCGCTGGCCTTGTCGGGAGTGCTGGTGACGGTGTTGTCGTCGCTCGAAATGTTCTCGGCGTCGTTCACCAGGTCGTTCAGGTGACGCAGGTGGAACGTGGAGCCTTCGCCCATCGCGAGCGCGGCGATCACGTCGTCGTGGGCGACGATGCCCGACTGGAAAAACGCGGTCAGCTCGGGAGATGCAAGCAGAAACGGTGCGGTCCACTGCTCGGGGACGATGACGTCCGAAAGACGCGTAGTGGTCATGCTTTCTTACCTCTGGTTGTGTTGGGCTCGCAGGCGTATGGCCTGCTGCGTAAGGTTTTCGCTGCTACCACCGCCGCCCGGTGCGCTACCGCCTGCACCGCCGCCGCTGGCATGCTGGGGCGTGACGAAGTGCTTGCCTTCGTCACTGGATGCCCATTCCGCGATGAAATCGCCCAGCGCCTTGTCGCCGGCCTTCACGGTGCGCACATCGCCCTCCACGCTCACCATGGCCGCCGTGGCGTGCATCGCCTTGGCCGCCTTGATGTGCACGGGGTTGGTAACGCCCGCCTTGGTCAGCGCCTCGGTCAACGCCGAATCCACAATCGAGCGGTTGTAGGCCGACTCGGTGTCGGTGGCGCGCTTGGTGGCCGCTTCCAGTTCCACGCCGGCCTTCTTCAATGCCTTGTTGGCATCAGCAAGCTGCGTTTTCAGCTGGTCGCGTTCGGCTTCCACCGCCTGCAGGTCCGCCGGATCGATCTGCTGCGCACCCTGCAATTTCTTGAGCTTGCCTAGCAGCTCCGTGTTCTTGTTCTTCAGGCCGGCGGTTGCTTCCTCAACGGCTGCGGCAACGGCCTCTTTGAACTCGGTGGAATTGGTGTCGATTTCGCTCACGGTCACGTCCCTCGGACAGGTTGCAGGCCATTGGCCCAAAGAAAAAGCCCCGCATTGCGGGGCTTGGTGTTTGCTTTAACTGCAGAGGATTGCTCGGCAGTTGGTTTAGCTCATCTCGCGTCTGCGCCCTTCCATCAGGCAAACAAGGCACAGCTTCGATTGCGTGCGGTCAACGCGTGCGGTCACATACTCGCTACCTCCGCAGCTGGTGCAGGACGGAATGTGCCTGTGACGAATCTTCCGGGCTTTCGCGCGCACGCGTTCAGCCGGGGTGTCCGGCGCTGGCGTTCCGTCGATAACGCGAAATTTTCCCATCGTGATCAATCGTCACACGGAGCAAAACGTTGTCAAGCGCCCACCTTTTTGGCCAGCTGATCGAGGGTCAGGAACCGCCCGTTTGGCGAATACATCTGGCCGAATGACACCTTGCCACCGCGGTATAGCGCGGCGCGCGCCGGCCCCAGGATTTCGTCCTGACGGCCCGCGGACTGCTTGGCAAACCATTCCGCATAGGTCTGCTCCGCGGGCACTTGGCCGTCCATGCTCGCGCGTGTGCCCGGCGAAATCTCATCCGCGTTTATGCCCAGTTCCTTCCACGACTTCAGGACCGGCACCGACACGCTGCGGCAATTGAAGTGCAGCGCGCCCGGGCCGCCACCCCACGGTATCGCATGACCGATCGGCTTATGCGTGTCCGCCGTGTATCTCAACCCGTCGCGTACGCGGCACATCGGGCTTGTCTTGGTGTCCAACGTCGAGACCCAAGACAGCGCTTTCACCAGGTCAGCATTCGCCTTGTAGCTCGCCTGGCGCGCGGTCTGCGCGGTGTGGCTCAGCGCCGTTTGCACGACCGCCGCCAGTTCCGACCGGCCGCGCTGCAGGACGCCGTCGCGAAAATTCAGTGCCTTTGAGCCACGCACCCGTTTGATAATGTCGGCCGTCGTCCGCCCTTCGACAAAGCCGGCGCGCACGGTGTTGCGGATCAACGTCATGCGCGATTGCTCAACGTTTGCCGCCCAGTCCTTGAGCAAACGACCTTGAAACGGCCGCGACAGCGCCGTCGCATACACCTGTTCCGCGCTTACGCCCGCGATAGGGAAGCGCAAGGCAATCTCGCCAGGCACTGCTGCGCGTAGCTGCGCCACGTTGTTCGCCGTCTCGACCCTCGCCAGGTCGCGCATGTTCGGCGGCAGCTCGGCCATCACCGCGTTATACGCCTGGACGTTGAGCGCCTTCACGGACGCGAGCAGAACTTCCAGCCGTTCGACCGTGAAGGTCTGCGCATCGATCTGCATCAGCGCTTCGGCAAGCTGCGCGGTCAGGCGCGCATCGGTGCGATTCAGCACCGCGATCATGCGCTGCGCGACTCCCTGCGAATACGCATGGAAGTCGTGGGCGTAATCGATCGCCTTGTCCTGCAGTAGTGCGTTAGCCTGCATTGGCGGGCACAGTCAAGTCAGCGCTACCAGACATTTCTGCGGGTTTTTCGAGCGGCGTCGCCGGCACTTCCGACCTGGCAATTTCGTATTCCGATTCGGGGTCGATGCTGTCGGACAGCACTCCGCGGCGCTGCAATTCGCTGATGGCAGTTGGCCCGCTGATAATCCCAGACAGGTGCAGGTCCTTCATCAACGCTGCGCTTGCTTCGCCCATCGTAGCCGCGCCGTAGTCATCGAACAGAACGACCTCGCCGGTCTTCGCCTGCTTTACCCACTGTCCAGTGAAGGCCAACGCCAGGTCGAGAGCGTCAGCAAAGTTTTCCGCCATGCGCTGCAAGTCCGACTTGTTGGCTTCGGCATCATTGGACGATTCTGTAGCGGTGCGCTGGCCTGGCTTCTGGATGAGCAACTCGGCGCCCGTCTGCACCATCTGCTGCTCAAGGCTCTGCAAGGAAGTTTCGCCGGCGGCGATGGCGTGGCCGCTGTGCTCCACGAACTTCATCTCCGCGCCCATTGGCAATTTCACCGCCGACGAGCCGCCTACTGTCAGCTGCGTTTGATCATCGGCGCCTATCATGGCCAGGATGGGCACGCGAGCCACGTGCAAAATCGTGTCTTGATCGCTCTGGCTCTGCCAGTGCTTGATGTTCAGGTAAGCAAGATCGAGCATCGGCGGACGTCCGATCATGTACCCATCGCGTACGCCGTAGATCGGCACAAAAGGAATGATGGGAAGCGTGGTTGTACCTTTCGCCCACGACTGCATCGGGCCGCCCTTGCCATCCAGGTCACGGAAGATTTCCCAGCCGCCCGGCGTCAACACGCGCACCTGCTGCTTGGAAATGCGACCGAACGGGCCATCGTCTTCGGTGTAGTCCTCCAGAATGCGCAACTGCGTCAGTTGTACGGCGCCGTTCACGCGGTCTGCTTGCCACCCGAGAATTTGATTGTGCTTCACGCGCACCCAATACGGGCGAATCTTGTTCGCCTTCATCTGCGCAGCGGTCGGCATCGGCCCGTCAATGGTCGGATAATCGATCAGGATGCCACACAGCCCATACGCGATGGCCTCATGGAACATCTCGGCCGCGAAGCTGTGCAGGCTGACGCCTTGCAAGTCGATATCGTCCAGCCATTCGGTAATATCCGGCGCGGCATCTTTGACCTGCAGCGGCTTGGCGAACGGCTTGCCCGACATGACGCCGACCGTTCGGCGGTAGGCAGGGAACAGCGTGGCAGTGTCCAGGCGCGCCTTATACGCTTCTTCCGTCTCCCCCGGCCACTTCGGCATGTACCGGTGACGATCGAACCGCATGCGCCGCGTCCCAGCCATCAGGCCTTCGATCATCAGCCATTCAATGTGCAGCTCGTCGATTTCTCGGCAGCGCTCGTTTACCTGCAGCGGCATAGTTAGATTCTCAGCGGGGTGACTTCGGCTATCCGCTTGATGACAGGCCACTCCACGTCAACGCAGTAGCCTATGGCGGTTGTGATGTGCTGGTATTGATTCGACTGATCCTCCTGGAACGTCGAGCCCTCTTTCAGCTGCACGGTGCTAAGTCCCTTGTGGCACCACGGAGCAGTCACCGTGTTGACGTACAGGCTTGTCACGCCGGTGGCAGTAAGAATTTTCGTGCGCACGGCGTTCTGGCGGTCCTTAATGGCCGGGTGCGCAAGCTTCACCTTGCGCGTGTACGTCCAGCCATTCGCCTTCAACACGCCTTCTATGTCCGTGTAGTCGGACGCGTGACCGTGCTTCTCGCCGGCCTTGCCGGCCGGATCGCCGTATATCAGAACGTGTTTGTTTTTGTGCGCCTTGAACTTCTCGACGAACTCGACAGCAGCCTGCTTTGACACGGCACTGGTTAGCACAATCTCGTCGAGCAAGTACAGGTCTTTGTTTTCGTTGCGGCGCACACCAATTGCCGACGACAACGGCGTGTAATTCTGGTCGTGCATCCACATCAACTGCTCATGCGGAAGAATCACCGCATCCGTGTAGTTGTGCTTGCCGTAGTCTTCGTAAATGCGACCGCTTGCAGTCTCGAAGCTCGCTTCAAACTCTTGCTTGAACTGCTTGTTCGACATTGCGGCGCGCATGGCGTCCATGACGTCTTTCGGCAGAATTTCAGCCGATTTCCAGTGAAAAACCTTAAAATTCGGGTCGGCGCCCGTCTCTGCCTTTTGGCAAAGGTCGTAGTAATGGTTCAGGCCATCGGGCACGCCTAGAAGCCAGCACCAGGCGCGGTAATCCGGGTCAAGTGGGTTGACCGTGTTCAGTGCCGGCAGGATGTTTGCCTCCCAGGCGTCCGGCTTCACGTCGGCAAACTCGTCGATACCGCCGCCTTTCCACGGTATGCCCTCAATACGCTCAGGCTTGTCCAAACCGATCACGTGAATCTCGCTGCCGTTGGGCAGAAAGATGATCAAGTCCGACTCAGACGGCCGCCTCTCATGCGTGCACGACAGAGTGAACGCTTTGAGGTCATCCCAAAAAATTTTCTTTGCCTGTCCGTAGGTCGGAGCCGCCGCGAAATATTGGCCAACGACCGCATTCGCCTGCTTGACGACGAAGCGCTTAAACCGCTCGGTCTTGCCGCTGCGTCTCCCGGCCGGCACGAGCGGGAACCTGATGCCGTCATGCACAGCGCGCACAAGCGCAAGCTGCACCGGGTGATCTTTCAGCGGGTACCAGCGCGATAGCTGGCGGTCGAGCAGCAAATTCCCCGTTGTCATCCAGGCAACTTGGCGATCAAATCGGACAGCAGTTTCGTCATGTCGGGCTTCTCGTTGTCCTCGACTTCCTTCGGCCGACCCCAACCCCGGTCAAGCAACGCATTGGCTGCAGCGACGCGCGCTATGGGTGGCGCCTTCTTGTTCCCGTTCACCTCTGCAAGGGTGTCGATTGCTGCGGCCGTATGCGTGCGCGCAAGCTGCGCGGCCGTTTCGCCATTCGGCCCGATGCGCGGGGATCGGCCGCCCGGATTGCCGGAACGACCCTTGCCCCACGACGCCTTGTTGGCGTGCTTGCTGGTGTCTATCTTGTCAGCCATGACTGCAAGCCGTACTTGCTCAATGAATGGTTGGCTTCAGGTGAGTGATCGGGGGGTGCTGCCGCGCCACCATGCCGGCGGCATTGGTGAGCACATCGGCGACGTCCGCACCGTTGACGTTGCGCCAGACGACGCACGAGCTATCGCCGTCGTCGTGCACCAGGATGTGCGGCATGTCCAGCGGCAACACAGTGGCGCCGCACAGCGCCCGCCACGCGTTCTTGATGCGGTGAATCACTGGCCACGCTCCTGGCGCAGGATGGCCTGGAGCGCCTTTATTTCGGCGTCTGCTTCGTCGGCGTTGCCAATAAGATGACCCGCGCCTTCTGCCCGAAGTTGGGCGGCTGCATCAGGTCCGCCGGCACCGCTTGCGGAGCGGGACACTTCGGCGGCGAGGACGGGCGTACAGCTCCATTCCTCACGCAGCCGGATAGTGCCAGCGCGAAGGCCAGCGATAGTGCGCTCAGCATTTGCTTTCGCATGTTGCATGTCCTGTTCGTGTTGTGAGTCGATGGCAGCGATTCCGGCCGCTTGCGCATGCTCAGCGGCGCGCGCCTGCTCCGACGCCTTCTCGGCAAGTTCGGCAACGTGCTGCGCGTTCTGCGCGTTCGCCGCGGTTACGGCGGCCAGCTTGATGGCGCCCGCTTGCGCGGCGACATGATGGCCAGCGGCGAACCCCAGCGCGAATAGCGCAAGCGCTATTGCAACCTTGACGTAGGCGGTCATAGGTAATGTCCCAGGCAGATCGCAGCCGCAAGCAGTACCAGAACAAAGCCGCCCAGCGCTTCGAACAGGCCGCCAAGGAATCCTTGGCACCTTTCGCTGAAGCGCGCGTACAACATGAGTGCGCTGCCGACCAGAGCAAACAGCACCGGAAAAATCCACCAATGCAGGACGATGGTCATGACTGCTTGAACCCCTTTGCGAATACGAACGCCAGCACGCCGGCGCCGCGGTACGACCCGGTCAGGTGGCGATACATCGCGACACCCTTCACGAGCACAGCGGCCCACCACTTGAGTTTGATTTGCAATTGACCAGGCACGTCACCCACCCTGTGTTTCGTTGTCGTCATGACATGCGCACATTGCGGGAGTGGTCCCCATCTCAATGTCCCTCGCACATGTCGCGTTCGGCGTGACGACGGCGCAACAGGCCCGGCAGTTCT